TTTTACAACAAAATTACACGAAATCCTACAGCATTGGGGTAATCCTCCAGCTTTAATTGAGAGAAATAATTGCGGTGCCCAGGTTGTTGATCAATTAAAGAATAATATCGGATATGAAAATATCATAACGTATGGATCAAAAGCAGGTGACAAGGTTTTTAATAAACCAGGTGTCGTAGCGCACACTAATACAAAATATAAGGGCGTAATGAATATGCGTTACTGGATGAATGAGCTAAATGTTGTAAGAATTAAAGACGTTAAGACGTTAATGGAGATAAAAAACTTTGTTCGTTATCCTAATGGTACTTGGGCTGCAAAACCCGGTAACGGTAACCACGATGACCGAGTTATGAGTTTAATTTGGTCGTTAATGATTTTAGAAAACGAAATTACTGAGAAGTATTATGAGATAGTTGATTTAGACGATAATAAACGACCGCTTCATATTAAATCACTGGATTACGGTATTAAATATTTTATTAATCCTACATCTATGTATAATAACGAGCAACATAAAGAAGAAGGTACACCCATGCCTATTCTTTTTGATATCGGAGACTCGCCAGAAAAAACCGATATTAACGAAATGGAAGAACAGGGTTGGAAATTATTAGGGTAAAATTATGTCAAACGCTGTTGATTACTCGCAAAGTCCGTTCAACCTCTCAAGGAAAGATAAATTTCTTCTTGTTCTCGATGTTCCGCAAGCGTTGAAGAAGATTACATCGAAATTTGTACGGAATAATATTAATATCTTACCTGATACTATGCAGTTTTCTGTAGCAGGAACAGTAATTCCTGAAATCTCTGTACCTGCAGTACAAAATCGGTACGCCGGTCAGACACAAACCGTGACGTCGCACGCCCGCGACCCTTACCCACCGGTTACGGTAGAATTTATTGTTGACAACCGGTTTAATAACTACTGGGTAATATACACCTGGCTCAATCTCTTAAACGACGATAAATTGAACACCTACGATAGCACAGACTTAACATATCCTACTCAAACCGTCGCCGAATCTGCTGCTAAAGGTCAATATAGTCAATATAAAACAACAATATCTGTATACGGCCTTGATGAATATAATAAACGTGTCATAGAGTTCAAATACATTGATGCTTTTCCTACAAACCTCGGCGGTATTTCATATAACTACAAGGATGGAGGTGAAATTGAGTCGACAATGACCATTAGCTACTCTCAACTCATCGTTACCCCTATTTACGAAATAGAAAGTCTCTAAAAGCTAAAAAAATATTTCCTAAAGCCCATAAATACTTTATATGGCACGTACAATTCAAAGTCCCGGCGTACAGATTAGCGAAGTTGATCTTTCGCTTAGAGCAAATTTTGCCGCCCCAACAAACATTTTAATCCCCGGTTTTGCACCAAAAGGACCGTCTTCTGAACCTATTCAAGTAAGTACATTATCTGAATTTGAGCAGATTTTCGGTACACCGACCAATGCCGCTGAACGCTATTTTTACCAATCAGCTAAGGCTGTCTTCCAGACTCCTGCGAACGTTACTTGCTACCGTATTCCCTACGGTAATGGAGCTGGACTCGGTACAACAAGCCAGTACAGTGCCCTTGTTTATCCTGTTGTTACAGCAACACTTTCGGCTACTTCTACCGGAATTACTACTATTACGGCAACAAATCTCAGCTATCCCGCTTCAGCTTCAGGTATTACCTACTTCTTCGGTGCTCCTACACACGTCACATTAAATGAATCTGATTATCTCTCCGTTCTTCGAGGTGACGCTTTTACATGGAACCCCGCTGCCTCAGACCCAACATTTAATGTCTCTACCTCCGCTGGAACAGTTAGTGCGTATAATCAAACATCGACGACAACTTTTGCTAATCTATCAAGTCTCGGTCAAGCTGGTTTAATCGTTCTTAATAAAGCACAAGCTTCCATTAATAGCCGCTTTGAAGGCACATATATAGCTCTTGCTGATAATACTGCTCTTAACCCAGCGACACAGTACGATGATTTCAATAGTGTACAATCCGTTAATACAAACGGCTATATTACACCAAGCAATTATGTTACCGTACCAAGTCAGCGCTTGACATTCCCGCTTTCTGCTACTTTACTTGGAGCAAACGGCAGTGTTTCACAGGTTGTTGAAAATATTGCAACCTTCGATACGTCAACTGTTCAGTTCAACGACACAGTTAATATCGGTGTATTTAAGCTTCGTCAGTCTGTATTCTCCCCTGACACAATCCAGCTTGATTATGTTCTTCAGGAAGGTTATAACGCTTCATTTGACTACTATCGTCAAATCAATAATCCCAACGGCGGACCAGCTGTTAGCTACTTCCTCGAACAAGCTGAAAGTAATTCCAAGAATATTGTCGCGCTCGTCAATCCTTATATCTCAAATAAGAATTCCACTACATGGCTCAATCTTAGCGGTACACCTAGCAAGAATATCCGCTTCTTGAGTACACCACGTGGAGTTCCTCTTAATTACGACGTCTACACGATAGGAACCACAGTGAGTGGTACACTCTCCGGTAATGATACATTTGCAACACGTATGGGTGCAACATCCGCTACTTATAATAAGCTCATTGCTGCGTTTGGATCAACAAACAGTCTTGTAGCTCTCGGCGATTATGCAGTTGAGAACGTAACAACAAAGACAATCGGTGATGTACCAACAAAGGTCAATAGCATGCTTAACCTCATGGATAATGCCGATCTTTATCCATTATCCATTGTAACTGAAGCCGGTTTAGGTACAATTTACGCTAATTCGTTTAACCCTAATACTTCAGGTTATTTTGATGACTCAGTTCCATATACTGGAACCGACGTTGCCTCCTTAACCGCACAAGATGGTTCAGGTGCTAGCGCTCTTATAGCTCTAAACTACAAGGCCGTCGCAACTCAGTTCGTCAACTTCGCTGCAACCCAGCGTAAAGACCACCTCTTTATCGCCGATCCTCTTACAAACATCTTTGTACAGAATGGTGTCAAGACACTTGACGATCCAAATAAGGACTTCAGTACATATATCTACTGGCCTTTATACAATCAGTTCAGCTTCATCAACAATAGCTACACTGCTGTATATGCTAACGCAGTACAGGTACCAGATCAGTCCTCAAGTAAGCTCGTCTGGGTACCGTCATCCGGCTTTATTGCCGCTATCATGGCTAGTACAGATGCTAATTACCAGCCTTGGACTGCTCCTGCAGGCTTCCGTCGTGGTGTAGTCAACGGTATCACAGATATCGCCGTCTACCCTAAGCAAAAGCAACGCGATCAGCTCTATAAGATCTCTCTTAACCCGATTGCGTTCTTCCCGAACGAAGGTTATGTAGTTTACGGTCAAAAGACCATGTCCAAGATTCCAAGCGCCTTCGATCGTATTAACGTTCGTAGATTGTTCTTGACACTCGAAAATCAAACAAACCAGGTTGCACGAAACTATGTATTCGAGCCTAACACGCTCTTTACAAGAACTCAAGTTAAGAACGTTCTTACACCTCTTTTTGATAATGCTAAGAATACAGCCGGGCTATATGACTACTTGATAATCTGTGACGAAAGAAACAACACACCTGCCGTCATTGATGATAACTCACTCGTTGTTGATATCTACATCAAGCCGGTTAGAACAGCTGAGTTCATTCTTGTCAACTTCTATGCCACGAGAACGAATCAAAACTTCTCTGAAATCATAGCCTAAACAATTAAATAATCACATAATATGGCCGATACAAACCAACTCATTCAAAACTTCTACGCAACAGCTGCTAATAGAGACTTTGCACGTGATTTTAACTTTCGCGTACTGTCAATTACAACAGGTGGAGCTACTAACGCAGCAGGTCAAACAATTACCTTCGGTGATACCGATCTTGTCTATGTGAAGACAGCTACATTACCTGAAAGAGCAATTACAAACGTCCCTGTTCCATATATGGGACTTAATTTCAACCTTCCTGGTAATGCAACTTACCCTGGTTCTGAGGCCTATAGCATGTTATTCTATGCTGACGCACAGTCTCAGATCAGACAGAAGTTTGAAGATTGGTCACGCTACACCTTTGATGACGCTAACAGTACTGGTGATTACCTTACTCCTAAGCAAACATCTGTTATCAATCTTCTTCAGCTTGATAACAAAATGAATCGTATTGCTGAGTATAGTCTCATTGGCGTATCACCGCGTAGTGTTGGTGCTCTTTCCTATAACATCGCCGGTGGTACAGGTCAGGCCATTGAGTTCACAGCCACAATGGCCTACCACTACTTCACACGTACATCACCCTAAAGAAATAGTTACCTAAGCTAAATAATTAGGTGAACGATCCTTTTAGTAGCGCACTTGATAGTTTAGGACAGAATATAGCTGGTGTCGGTACAGGGGCTAATCCTTTATTTGCTCCTCAAGTAACTCAGCTTCTCGGTTTAAATCTCCCTGCTGTACCTATTATTAGTACAAGGGATTATTTCCTAACACAAATGGAATCGTGGTTTACCGCGCTTCCAATGGCCACACAATGGGTAATTCTTATTGATAGTTTTCCTCCTGGTCTTAATACGTCCATGATTCAAGGATTGGAGCGAGTAGATGGATCAAAACAAGGCTTTGATATTGATGGAGCAAAAAATATTCTTACATCTTTCCCACTACAGAAAGTTATTGGTTGTTTGTTTGCTGCTAATATTACAATTCCTAATGAAGCATTTAATGTTGAAAGCGCGTACGTTGATAATAATAGAGGTTTCTTACCTGGTGTTTTAGGCGGTGGTAGAAATCATGAAGCTCCGGTTTTAGATATCGGATTTAGAGAGACAAATACGTCGTTTATTGATTTTGTAATCAGACCTTGGGTAATTCTTGCAGCGCATTTTGGTTTAGTTGCTAGAGATCCTAATGATACAAAACAAGCACTTAAAAATATGAAAGTGAATATGCATGTAATGCAATATACACGTTCAAGAGCTGGTGTATCGATGATACCTAGAAAAATATGGAACTTTTACAACTGTGTACCCTTTACTGTTAATGAAGAGACACTTGAGTATACAGAGGAGAAGATGATCGTATATAATACCCGCTGGACGTATTCAAATTATACAGTATCAAATAATCTCTACTTACCAATTGCTGAAATTATTAATAACTTTGCACAAAACGGAGCACCTCAAATCGGTAATCCAAGTATATTCCAAGGCTTTAAATCACCTGTTTAATTTGCGTTTTTCCGTCACATGTCTTAAGTATTCCTTGTGAGACAGTTTACGTATACAGTCTATCTACCTGGACAAAAAAAGACTGTACAAATTAAAGAATTACAATTTAGTAGATATAAGCATTTAGTTAAAAATATAACAAACGATAATAATAAAATTATCTCAAATTTTTTTGACGATCTGCTTATTGATCTTTGTCCGGAAGAACAAAACGTGCAGAATTTTTCGTTTTTAGATAAACTTATTATTCTCCTTACCGTAAGATCGCTATGTCTGTCACCGGTATTGGAACTTACAGCTAACTGCCCTGTAACTAAAAAACAATTTAATACTTCAACACAACTTTCGACTATTATCAGCCAATTACAAAATTTAAATCTATCCGATAGTATTTTCTCAACTGTAAAGGAGTACGGTAACACGTTAACTATCGAACTCGGTATGCCTGCTGATCTTTACATAAAAGAAAAAGATCTTACAGCTATGAATACTGTTATTAAGAAGATAGCTGTTAATGCCAACAGTATTAAAGTTATTACTGATGAAATAATTGATCGTCTTCCTGCTATAGTTCTAAAAGATATAAAAGAATATGTCATACAATTCAATAGTTGTTTAAAAAATATTAATATAATCTCTATTCAATCGCCTTTTGCTATAGCTGAGACAGTTGAGATTCCACTTAATTTATTTTCAAATTCTGTTATCGAGTTTCTTAAAATTTGTTTTAAGCGTAGTTTAATTTCATTTTATGAGCTTGAGTATTTTCTAATCAACAAACTTAACCTTGACTTTGAGCTTATCAAGACATCGACGCCAGCAGAGCTTGATATATATGTAAATTTCTTTAAAGAAGAGAGGGAAAAAGAAGAAAGTGCCGAGCGTAAGAAAAGCTTGAATTTACCGTAATTTCATATATATAATAATATGAGCAGTAATGTAAGTGATATTCTTAAACAGCTTGACACTCTTAATCAAGCAACCGGCATTGACGTCTTTGTACCTTCTCTTGGTAAAACAGTTAAATTTAAAAACCTTAACCTCAAGCAGCAAAAAGATTTACTCAAGTCATCAGTGGATGAGACCCTAACTAAGTTATCTTTTATTGTTAATTTTTATAGCATCATCCAAGAAAATATTATTGATACAACTATCGATATTAATAAACTCTATACCTTCGATAGACCTGCTATTGCCCTTGCATTACGTGCTACTGGCTTAGACAGTAATTACTCTGTTGACGAAAATGTATACAATTTAAACGATTTAATTAATCGTATTAAGACCATACCAGTTCCTACCGATTCACTAACATCAGTAATTGATATACAAAATTTAAGTGTAGAGCTCGAAATTCCGCATTTAAACACCGATAGGGATATTAGCCTTGCTGCAGTTAATAAGCTTAGAAATACCGAAGATCGTGATATCAAGACACTCGTCGGTGAGCTTTTTATTCACGAAATTATTAAGTTCGTTAAAACAGTAACTTTTAAAACAGAGGCAGAGAATCAAATCCTTTCGTTTTCAACACTAAAAGTCGAAGACAAAATCGCTATTGTCGAAAAATTTCCATCAAATCTTACAAGCAAGGTTTTGGAATTTATTAAAAATTATAGAGATTTTGAAGCAAAGTTTACAACGATCGGTGAGACTAATATTGAGGTTGACGGTAGCTTTTTCAGTGTCTAAGTAGTTCTCACTCTCATCTATATTGTTTAGTGATAAATAATATAGATGGCAGCCGACCTTACAATTGACGATTTACAATCTGTTTTTGGTGAACCTTTATTAGAGCAATTAAGGAGCACCAATGAAACTCTAAGTAAAATTCAAGATATAATCGGCGGGAAAAAAATTAGCGCGTTTGAATCAGTCTCTAATAAGCTTAAATCTGTAACCGAATATATAGCTAATTTAAAAGAGCCAAAAGATGCTCCTAAGCCTCAAGCCGTCAATAAAGAAAAGGACAATCAATCCAAAGATACTAAAGCGGATGAAAAAGGCCTATCCAATGTCAAACTTGTTTCATCCACCGATAACGTACCGACTAGTTTAAAGATTCTACCTGTAAAGGTTGTTACAGACCCTAAGCAAATAGCTACTGTCAACATTCACATTCCTGCCGAGACAAAAGTTTGGATAGAGAATCTTATCTATGATACACTCGATCACCTTATTGAAAATCAGCAAGATAAGAAGAAACCTGACGACAAGAAAAAAGAAAAATCCGATGATAAAAAGGAAAGCTGGGTTAGTAAATTACTAGCAGGGTTATTAGGCGGTAGTATGATTGCCGGCTTACTTAGCAAAATATTAAGTCCATTTAAATTTTTAGCTAAAGGTCTATTAAGCGTTATAGGTAGATCACTCTCTGGTGTCGGTAGGTTAGTTTTTTCAGTCGTTAAAAAATTACTTGGACCTATTGGACCATTACTTGCAGGAGCTGGTTTAGCTGTAGCAGGTGTAATGACGCTATTAAGCGGAATTAAAGATTCCGGACCATATAAAGGCATAAAAAAGGTACTCGGTAAAGGATTGCTCAACGTAGGTATGTCAATTCTTAAAAAAGAATTTACTAAACTCGGAAAAATG